ATAGGATGTATGACCTACGGTCATCCTGTGAGTAATCGTACAGTAAATTCTATTGTAGATGATTTGGAACTTGACGAAGTATTGGAATTAACTAGATTAGTATGCTTAGATGGGTATGGTAAGAATCTGGAAAGCTTTGTAATAGCTCAATCATTTGATTGGTTAAAGAAAAATGATTCGCAAGTAAAAATACTAGTTAGCTACGCCGACCCTGAACAAGCACACACGGGTGGTATCTATCGAGCAACCAATTGGATATATCAAGGATGTGGTGCATCAAAACTCATGCCCGATTATAGTTTGAAATTAGAAGAAGATAGTATGTGGATACATTCTCGTTCTGTGTCAGCTAGGTTTGGCAATAAGAATATTCATAATTTGGCAAAGATTATTGGTCATACATTTTGGAGAAAAGAAGAAACTGCAAAGCATCGTTATATTTATTTTCTCTGCAATAAAAAAGAAAAGAAACGCATTTTAAATAATCTGAGAATGCCAATAATGTCCTACGAGGATATCAAAGAAACAATACAACTTATTCAAAAAATTCATGTAAACGATGGACTTATTGAAAAGGTAGAAGTATTACAGGGTGTAGATAATGGGTGGAAACCACAAAAAATAGAACTACAGGAAAAAATATATGAAAAATGAACAAACCAAAACAAAAAGTTTATTTGATCATGTAGATGCAATCTATACCAATCAAAAAATTGACTATTTTGATACATTGACGGAGGCAGATAAGAAATCCTATAATAATTATATGGTAAATAGGTTTCTGAGTATGAACACACACCAGCTACCGTTTGTCAATGAATTACAGAAATACACATTGGATACCAAAACTCATTATTTATTTTTTAGTCAATTATTTTCTCGTGGAAAACAGTTTAACAAATATGTGAAAAAAACAAAGGAAGTGAAATACGAAGATTGGTTGATTAACATAGTGGTTCGACATTTCCAGATATCAACTTCGGAAGCCTGTGAGTATCTAGAAATTTATTACAAGCATCATAAATCTTCCTTAAAAGAATTATGTCAAATGTATGGCGTTGATAGTAAACAATTAAAGAAAGCCAAATTATGAGTAACGGAAAAGGATCAAAATCCAGACCACTGAGTGTGGACCAAGAAACATTTACCAGTAATTGGGAACGCGCATTTAATAACTCTGTATGCGAATATAGTGGATTACCTAACACAGCAAGTTATGGGGAAATGGATAAGGAATATGCAGAAATACGCGCCTCGGGATTATTCTGGGAATTATTTCCTGATTTGACAGGTCATTGGGAAACCGATAAACTTCGATGGAACACGGTACATAAATCGTGAGTATTTATCAAGCAAAGAAAGTGGGAAACACCGCATCTGGAAATAAATATATTATATTACAAGATGGCCCCAAATCATTTCATATTTCCGTTTCCAATGAAAGTAATACAATATATGATTATTTTTTTGACCCACCAAATCTAGAGTTTTTAGATAATAATATATTATTATTAGAAACTGAACTTCTGTCAAAAACCCCTTGATTTTTAAGGGGTTTTGTATTAGATTACATTATATCTTTCGGAAGAGGAACTATTATGGGGCGTGTTAATTATAAAGGATATACACGAGAAGATGCACTTACAAGTGTTGGTTCCGGATGGGCACAGTTAATCAATCGTGTGTTCGATAAACTGGCATCTATTAAGGGTACAGTAAAAATTGTACAGGTCAAAGAAAAGTTTGGAGGACTTAGTATCTACACCGATTATGGTAATGTCGAACTTGACAAAGTAATTCGTGATGTGGGAATAGAAAGTGTACAGACCTGTGAACAGTGTGGAACCGCTGGTAAGATTCGTGGTGGTAGTTGGTATAAAACCCTGTGTGATACACATGCAAACAATAGTCCCACAATTAACCCCGTTTAATATGCCACGAAAGAAAAAGGAAACACTTACCAGTTTTGAGTTGAAATTCACGGGTAAGATGAGTATATTAATTGAGCAAGAAAATTACGGGCCAATAGAGTTCCGTTTCAACGATATGGATACGGTTATGGCGGTCGTTCGTGTTATCTTGGATAAGACGGATAATAAAACATCGGTGGATGCATATGATACTCGCACACAAAAAACCTTTACTAAAATTCTGGATAGTATTGAATGAGCAATAAAATCTCCTACTCACAATATAGCATGTGGGCTAATTGTGCAATGGCGTGGAAATTAAAGTATGTTGATGGTCATAGATTTGATGATTCGTCAATTAATACAGTATTCGGTACCGCTATGCACGAAGTCATCCAAGAGTGGCTTGAACAATACTATTACGCGGGAAAGGATACACAAGCAAAGAGTATTGACTTGGGTGAACCGTTGAAGCAGAAATTCATTACTTTGTTTCAAGAAAATACTACGGTCGATGCAAACGGGAATAAAGTATTCTTGTGTGACAAGAAAACCTTAATGGAATTTTACAATCAAGGATGTGAGATTCTATCCTATGTTCAGCAACATCGTAATAAGATTTTTCCTTCCAAGGATACCGTACTTGCGGGTATTGAATATCCGATTGAAACAGAAGTTCGTCCTGGTGTGACTTTTATTGGTTATGTCGATATTATCACCAAGAATGAAAAGACAGGTAAGGTTACGATCATCGACTTGAAAACTGCCCGTGCGGGATGGACACAAGCACAGAAGAGTGACCATATTAAACTGAATCAGATTTTGTTGTATAAGAAGTTTATCTCTGAAAAGTTTAACACTCCATTGGAAATGATTGGAACAGAGTTTATTATCTTGAAGCGAACAATTAGTGAGAACAGTCCGTATATAATTCCTCGGGTAAGCACCTTCGAACCATCCAACGGAAAGCCGTCAGTTAATCGAGCATGGGGACACATTGAAAAGTTCTTGGATGAATGTTTTGATGGGGAAGGAAATTATCGTACGGATTTGATTACCGCGACACCCAGCAAAGATAGTTGCAAGTATTGTGTGTATAAGGATAAGGAAGTATATTGTTCCGAATCATTTTACAAAATCAAAAAGGTGAAGGTTGTCAATGGCTGAAAATCCAATGGTGAATTACTCTAAAATCATCACCGAAACAAATAGTAAAATGTATAATGTTCGGGATGAATATAAGAATAATAGTGTTGAAGAAAACATTGCCATTTGCAATAAGGAGCACTTGAAGTTTTCCGTGGGATGTATTAATATTACAGGAGAACTCAACATTGGAATGATGTTGCGGTCGGCGTCTTTGTTGGGAGCAGAAAACTTTTATATCTTTGGACGCAAGAAATTTGACGCTCGTTCCACGGTTGGGGCTGAGAATTATATTAATATCAAGCAAATTGTATTTGATGACCCGATTCACGCTGATGAAGAAATGCTACTGTATCTACAGAAATTATATATTCATCATCACGAAATAGTTATTTGTGAACATGGCGGTGACCAATTGGGAACATTTACTTGGAATGATATTATCTATCCACACAAAAATCATACCCCATTGTTTTTGTTCGGGAGTGAAAGTCACGGAGTTCCAGAGATTATTTCCAACGAACGTGCGTTTGCAAAAGTCAGTATCGGTCAACGTGGGGTGCTTCGGAGTTTCAATGTCAGTGCGGCAATGGCAATCGTGTGCTGGGATTACATCAAGGAGATGGGACTATGAATAAACGAGAACTATACGAGGCTAATATGAACCTACAATTAGAAGACCTTAAAAAGTCTGCAAAGATTGCATGGGACGAATTGGATAAGTCTCATGCTGCCCGTGCAAAGTTGCATGATGAATTGATTATTGCAGAAGGGCAACGAGATCAGGCGCGGGCCGAGCGTGATGCACTGAAGGCCGAAGTGGACACGCTTCGCGCTCAACACGCGCCGCCGCGAGTGTTGCCTGTTGTGTGTGCGGAGTGCAAAGGCATCGGGTACCTCACGGTGCATCAACCCAGCGCGAACGGGGGCACCGTGACAACTCATAGGTGTCCATGTAATGTTTCACCGTTTCTGATAAATGCCACCGCCGAATTCTGGTAAAAGGAGAAGAACTATGCAGAAGCGTGATAGGTTTTTACTAGAACAGATGATGATGAAATGTTGGCATGTTACTGATGATATGGACACAATTTCTGACTATGTGGCAAACCAGTATTCCGACATTCCTGCTAAACATGTGGATGTATTGTTGAACATGTTGGTTGGTATGCGAACATTATATGACCAGCGATTTAGTAATACAATGAATTTGTTTGCGGAACTCATTAGAAAAGGAGATGTTAAATAATATGTATGGAATTGACAAATACAAAGAATTGACCTTGACGGCAAGTGCATATAACAGAAAGGTGAATGTTGAACTTCCAAAGGACAGTGATGCTAATACAGTGTTTGAGGCATTTAAAACCTTGATGGTTGGTCTGACCTTTAGTGAACACATGTTTGACGATGCGGTAGCAACATATTTTTATGAACATGAATTAGACAGGGGTGTTGGGAGGGATTGTATTTAATGTCAGAATTTTATGGAACCGACGAAGATTCGGTAGAGGGCATATCTACTGTATCTTACAGATATCGTGAAGATATCGCACTTCGTGATATTGCAGAATATATTAATGCCACTTATGAACAACACTATTCCCAAAACAATATTCAAACCACCGAGTTTGTGATTGACGCTGGACATGGTGTTGGGTTTACAGTCGGCAACATTATGAAGTATGCACAACGCTACGGAAAAAAGAATGGTTATGATCGTAAAGATATTATGAAAATAATACATTATGCAATTATGCTATTGTATGTGCACGACACACAAATGGTAAATACAGATGAATAATGTAAAGTTTGTAAAAAAACCATGGGGGTCTGAAACGATTTGGGCTCATACTGATAGTTATGTTGGTAAGATACTGCATGTATATAGCGGAGAATCGCTTAGCGTGCAGTATCACAATTTAAAAGATGAAACCATGTATGTACTTACAGGAAAGGGTATTATCAAGTTTCACATCATGCAAAACGATGAACTGATATTGGATGGTGTACATTTCGTGAATCCTGGAGATTCCGTGCATATCCCACCAAAACAAATTCATTCAGTTGAAGCATTCGAAGATATGGATATTGTAGAAGTTTCCACCAATCATTTGGATGATTTGGTACGACTAAAAGACAGATACGGACGGTAATTATGATTTTAATCTTAAGTGACATTCATGGAGATTACAAAACTCTGCAACGAGCCATTGATAACGCTAACGAGGTTGGTGCAGCTGCACTGATTCAAATTGGCGACTTTGGATTGTTCCGTGGATTTGGCATGAACAACGAAGAGCAATTTAAAAATGTAGTGCATACATCAAACTGTCCAGTGTATTTTATTGACGGTAATCACGATGACTGCACACGGTGGACAACATATACGGAAGTATCACAGGTATATCCGGAACTTCCATTGTATTATGTTCCCCGTGGGACGATTATGGACATTGATAATCGTACAGTTGCCTTCATGGGTGGTGCGGCAAGTATTGATAAGAATATACGATTGCAGGAAGGGTGGCACTGGGATGAAAACGAAAATATTAGTCCCTTTGAAGTATTACGCATGATGGATAATGCAAAGGACAAACACATTGATATGTTCATTACTCATTGTCCTCCACACAGTGTCATTGAAGAACATTTTGACCCCAGAGCAAAACTGCAATTCGGTGTAGGATTGGATTGGCATGACCATAACCAAGATATCATTGAAAACATTTGGCATGCACTTGGAACTCCTATGGTATATTCTGGACACATGCATAGAAAGGTGGAAGGAATGACATATAGAATTTTGGATATAAACGAACTTTTGGCAGTATGACCACTATTTATAGATGTCTATAGATGGAGTCGTTATGTCCAAGAAACACGAGTATACTACCATACAAATTACGAAGGAATTTAATGAACACATTAAATTGTTCTGTAAACTACATGCACACAATGCATCCAAATTAACAGAAAAGTTGTGGTCAAATTATATTTCTTCTAGTATGTCTGGTAGTATATCTTTTATGGGTGTATAATATGGGAACCAGCATCATACCAACAAATTCAACCTATGCGCATTATTACCATAATGTAACGCCAAATCCACACACGCACGAAATTACACCAAATCCACATAGACATACTATGAAGTTTATAGAATCAGGATCTATTGATGGTCGTCCACGCGTGTTTAATGATGGATGTAAATTGGAGTGTAATATACTAATTAAATTAATATACGATTCATTAAATACAGAATTAGCTGGTAGTAAGACTCGTGTCACAGCTGCAGCAAAAAAGGGTAATTGGATTACTGCAAATAAAATAGGTAAACCAATTTGTGATTATCTGGAAAATTACTATATTTATCGAGTAATTTGTTATTTACGATCCAGAGTATGGTATACGGAATACGAAGCATTAGCAAACATACCAACGGTATTGGATATACAATCAACAGGTGCAATGTTAACTAATGCTGGTAGACTACAAGGAACAGAACAACAGGATACACCATCACAGCAACCAATTTCACACGCGGATGTTCCTTTACAAATACAGCACTCAGATGTTCCAGTGCGTGTCGATACACCACACGCTGATGTACCACACAATGATACACCACCACCCCCACAAATAAGTTATATATATTGTAGACCACCTGGTGCTTCCTGTGGTTATTACCAAGTTACCGATACGGTAACAGATTGTAGTCAATTAGGCGCTACACCAGGATCATTTGAACAATGTTAAACATTCACGGAAAATAAGTTATGAAAAATGGTTATCTACCAAAAGATCAAAGAAAAAAAATATTATTTCTCGCAGATGATATGCGAGTAACCTCTGGTGTCGGTACAATGGCACGAGAAATTATCGAAGGAACGGCGCATCGATACAACTGGGTTCAAGTGGGTGCCGCGGTATCGCATCCCGAAGTGGGAAAACTTATCGATATGTCGGAAGCTATTAATAATGAAACAGGATTAACGGATGCTTCTGTTAGAATTGTTCCATATAATGGATACGGAGATAGTCGATTAATCCGACAATTACTGGAACTTGAAAAACCAGACGCAATCCTTCATTTCACCGATCCTCGATATTGGATTTGGTTGTATCAAATGGAACATGAAATTCGTCAAAATATTCCTATGTTCTTTTATGCAATTTGGGATGATCTTCCGTATCCATATTATAATGAAAATTTCTATCGGTCGGATGATTGGATAGGATGTATCAGTAAACAGACATACAACATTGTAAAACATGTATCCCGTAAGGAACCTCGTGCTCCGTGGTCATTGAGTTATGTACCACATGGTATTAACACCAGTAAATATCATCCACTACCAGATGATAATGAAGAATTAGTAGAACTTCGAAAGAAGTTATTTAATGGTGATGAGGTAGATTATGTAGTGTTTTATAACAGTCGTAACATTCGTCGTAAAATGACTTCGGATATTCTGTTAGCATTCGATGTACTCATGAAAAAATTACCAGAAGAACAACGCAAGAAATGTCGTATGGTGATGCATACACAAAAGATTGATGAGCATGGAACGGATTTACCTGTAGTTATTCGTGATGTAGTTCCTGATATCGAACCGTATGTTGTTTTCTCCGATGAACGCATTGATTCGAAGAATATTAATTTGTTGTATAATATCGCAGATGTAACCATCAACCTATCCAGTAACGAAGGATTTGGATTGGGCACATGTGAAAGTATGATGGCTGGCACCCCGATCATTGTAAATGTTACAGGTGGCTTGCAAGATCAGTGCGGATTCAAAAATGACGAAGGAGAATATCTCGACGCCGAACACGATTTTACTTACGAATGGGGTTCTAATCACGATGGTCGTTTCCGTAATCACGGTGAATGGGTATTCCCTGTATTCCCCGCGTCACGATCACTACAAGGATCACCACTAACACCATATATTTTTGATGATCGGTGCTCGTGGGAAGAAGCTGGGCAAAAGTTACTGGAAGTATATAATCTAGGAAGAACTGAACGCAAACGGTGTGGTGAATTAGGCCGTCAATACGGATTAGGACCAGGACAATTTACTGCAGATCGTATGTGTGAATTGTTCATTGAACATATGGAAAATGCGTGGGAGAACTGGACCCCGCGTGAACGATTTACTTTGGTGAAGGGATAAGGTTATGAATATTGAACGCAAACCATTATGTATAGTACGTGCTCCGTGTGCAACGCGTAGCGGATATGGCGACATGAGTCGTGATATTATTCGTCATCTTATTGAATATGATAAGTTTGATGTGAAGGTACACAGTGTAAATTGGGGTGACACGCCAATGAATGCGCTGGATAAAAATAATCCAAAAGATAAGATGATTTTGGATCGTATCATTCAGGGAGGACAATTGTCACAACCAGAATTATATGTCACCATCACCATTCCAGCAGAGTTCGAACCTATTGGTAAGTATAACATTGGTATCACGGCGGGAATCGAAACTAGTGTCGCGTCAGTTGAATGGGTACAAGCATGTAATAAAATGGATTTGATATTGACCATCTCAGAACATTCTAAGAATGTATTTAACTTTTCAAAGTATACACAACAAGACCAAAATGGAAATAAATTGGCCGAGATAAGTGTTACTAAACCTATGGAAGTTTTACATAATTGTATTGACACGAATATATTTAAGAAATTGGAATATGAGTTTAATCTAGAACAATCTATAAAAGATACACTTAATACCATTCCAGAAGATTTTTGTTATTTGTTTGTTGGTCATTGGCTTCGTGGAGAATTTGGTGAAGATAGAAAGAATGTTGCACTACTGGTTAAGATTTTCTTGGAGACATTCCGACAAGTACCAGGAAATACCAAACCTGCTTTGATTTTAAAAACTAGTTCTGCTGGATTTTCTATTTTGGATCGTGAAGAAATATTGAAAAAAATTGATCAGTTAC